CTCTGACGGGAGGCTGGTTCGTCACAATGCTGGCCGTGGCGATGCCGACTAAGTTGCTCGCGAGCGTGGACGTGGCTGAATTGCCCACCGTGTTATTGGTCAAGATACCGACGATGTTGGTGATTGCGCTGGCGGAACCGCCGCTGCGCAGACTCACGCCGTTCGGGTCAAGAATGTTCGTGCCGAGAGTAGTGAATCCGTTCCACATGCTGCCATAACCGCCCGTGCCGGTGTTGTAATTCGAGCCGTCGAGAAACCATGCTCCCAGATTCACCGCGCCAAAAGTGACCGCGCTGCCCGCGCCAAGTTGCGCCGAGTTGGTGATCTGGTTCACGATGCCCGGATCAAGGTCAAGCACTGCGTTGTTGGTCGAGATGTTGTTCGTGTTCACCGCGCTGATGCCGCCGGCGCCGCCGGAGCCGGATCCCGCCGCGCCCTGGGGAATGGTGAATTGCAGCACCACGGCATTGCTGGTGCCGACATTCACCACGGACGCCGCGCTGCCGGCCGCGCCGGTGGTGGTGCCGCCCACGGTGATGGTCGGCGATATCCCGTTGGTGCCGCTGGTGCCGTTCTGGCCGTTCACACCATTGGTCACACCGGTGGTCATCTGGATCACCGTGGTGCTGGCGCCCATCTGCCAGCGCAGGTCCGAGAGGTTCACCGGCAGGGTGATGCCGAAGTTCGTGCAATACAATCCCGGCACATACACTTTTTGCGAGGCTGTGTAACCGGCGTAGGTGATTACATAAGGGCCCTCCAGCAGGTTGGTGGTGGCGATGCCATTGGTGGACGTCACCGTCACCGGCGTGCCGAGGTTGACGTTGGGATAACTCAAGTTCAACTGGTGCGCCGGCATGAAGGTCACAGTGATCGGCGCGCTGCTGCCCACGGCCGTCTGCGTGTTGAGCGTCACCGGCGTCTGCCCGGCCGCGCGGGCGGGTAACAGTAAAAACACCAGTGCGGTCAGCGCGAGCGCAGACATTTTCCAAGTCATTCGCAATTCGTGATTCATAAAATTTTATTGCGCCGCGGCGCGGCTGCTGGCGGGATAAAAACTCGTGCTGTCCATTGTCACGGTCTCCTGCGAGCTGCTGGCGGAGTCGGTGAGGGTGACGTGAAAATCCTGCGGCGTCGTGCTGAAGGCGGTGGTGGGCGAGGCGCTGTCGTATTGCGAGAAGGCGAGAATGCTCACCGCGCTGGCCGTGGCGCTCACGTTGGAACGGAAATGCGTGTCGTCCACGCGGATCAACTCGGCGCGCACGGAATAGGCGCCGGCGCCGGAATTGCCCAGGGCCGTGCTGTCAAAGATCGTGTTGCCGCCAAAGTAAAGGCGCACGCGTTTGGTGGTGGCGCCGCTGGCCAGCTTCACGCAGAATGTGCGCACGAGCATGTCGCCATTGGTGGCCAGCAGGTTCGCGGGAATCGTGAAGACGTTCGCGGCGGTTTCCGTGGTGCTGGCATTGTTCACATCCGCAAAGAAATTGGTGAGGACGCCGGGCGTCGTCATGGGCCACGCCGCAGTGTCCGTCACCTCCGCATTCAATGTTTGGGCGAAGCCATTGGGCGTGATGGTGAAGGAATCGCCGCCGGCGGAGCCGCGCAAGATCGTGTGGCCATCGTTGTCAATCTCCAGCCGGTTGTTGTTGGCATAATCCTTGTAGTAAATGTTATGCGATGTGCTGGCATCGAGGAACGTGGTGCCATCCTCAAAATCCATCGTCAGGTCGCCGCTCTGCGTGGCCGTGAAGCGCGTGGTGCCGTTCACATTCTTCAGCACGATGTCATTGCCGATCAGATAAGAAACGCCGCCGCCGCCGAGCACGGCGATTTCCCCCGCCAGAAAATTGCTGGCCAGATTCACATAATTGGTCAGCGCCAAAGTCTGCGCGGCCACGTTGTTGGAATCGTTCGCGGCGATCTGCAGCGTGAAATTTGTATTCAAGAAGGCGAGCGCCAGTGCGTAGTTCGACTGCACCTGGAAAAGATAATTGTCGTAGTTCGTGATGCCCGCGCCGAGCGTCAGGCTGAAATTCGTCGCTGCCTGTAGCGTGAGCGCATCATTATTCGTGGCATTGCTGCCCAGCAACAGCGAGAAGTTCGTGATGTTCGCGCCGATGAACAGCGAGAAATTGGTGCTGCGGACGCCCTGTGCATACACAAAATTCGTCAGCGTCCCGTTCGTCACATACTGCGCCGGGATCAGGGTGGTATCAATCGGCCCGCTGCCCGGCACCAGGCTGGTGCCTTGCAGCAAATAAAGATTCGAGCCGTTCCCGCTATATTGGCCGTAGTAGCTGTTGCTCGTCGCGAGATCCAGCTTCGCAAAAAACTGCGGGCCCACGGCGTTGGTGGAGAGCACGAGCGTGCTGCCAACCTTGATTTTTTCCGTCAACGTCCCGGCTTGCGAATCGCCCGGCGAACCATAGACGGTGAAATTATTATTATTTGTCCACGTGTAAGTGCCCACGCCGCTGGTCAGGTTGCTGTTGATGTAGATGGGCGTGTTCGTGTCATAAACGTTGAAGTAAAGCGCCGAGATCGGCAGGCCCACGAACGTGAGCCGGTAGCTGTTCGGATACAGGTTGAACTGGTTGGAACCCGTCGCATCCGGCGTGATGGTCACGGCAGGTCCGGTCGTGATCTTGTTGCCGTAAAGCGTGATGGCATTCGCAGTCACCGGCGCTATCTGGATCTGGTTCGTCAGCGGCGCGCTCGTGACGCCATACATTGAGTAAAAATTCTGCGCCAGGTAGATCACCGGCGTGGCGAACGCCGTGACGCTGCCGGCCATGATGCCGGCGAGCAGCAGCACCTTCTTCCAATCCGCAATCCGTAATTCGCAATTCATAGGTTTTAATTTCCGGCCTGTTGATCCGTCACCTGGCTGAACTGCACGGTGTATTCAAAAATGGTGCTCGCGCCATCCCACGCGACGCACTTGCATTTTGGCCGCGTGCAGTTCTGGTAAAAATGCGTGGTGCCGTCATCGAGCAGCTCCTGCAGCACGCCCTGCGCGATGCCCAGGATGACCGGGATGTTTTGCGCGTGCGTGGTGAGGAACAGCATCGCCGCCGAGGCCGTCCCGTGATACCGCTCCACGCGCCAGGACATGGACGACGCCGCATTGCCATGCTCGATCGGCAGCGCGAAGTTGGAGCCGCCGAACAGCACCAGCTCCGTGCGCGGCGCGAAGTCCGGATAACCGCCGCTGACGCGGTCACCCACGGCATCATTGCCGAGGATGACCGGCTGGTTGCTGCCACCGGGAATGAAGATGTAACTGACAGCGGGCACACGTGATCAATTGGCCGGAGCAGTTTCCGCCGGCGAGGCAGTCGGCGTGGGCGCAGCCGCGGCGGCCTTGGCCACATGCTTGTCGTGATTACCCAGCATCGTCTGCGCCGCGCCGAGTTGCGCGCGCACCATGGCGAGGAACGGCGACTGCGCCGCTCCCTTCAGATTATTGTTAAGTTGCATGGCCTGCGCCGCGAGCGGTTCGGCCTGGTTCACGAGATCCGAGATCTGCGAAACAATGTCCGTGAGGCTCGGCGTCGGTTGCGAAGTTTGTTCAGTCATATTTTTTTATTGGGTTGCAGGTTTATGGTTTGGCGAATTGACTAGGCCAGCGCCAGTCGCGTGCCCGGAGTCGTGAGCGCGGTGACCAGGGAAAATTCCCCGTGCCGGTTCAGCGTGTTGTCAAAATTAAAACTGCCCACGCGCAGGCCGGCGGATTTCAGCGTGATGGAATTGCTGCTGCCGAAACTCACCACCGCATCATTGACATTGGCGCTGCGGCGGGAACCGATGCCGGCGCTCGTGCCCTGGTAACCGAGCGCGGCCATCAACTGCGCCGTCGTCGGCTGCTGCGGTGTGAAGCTCAACAGGCCGCGATAACCGATCACCTTGTGGTCAATCGTGATGTTGCCCTGCTTGACCGGCTGCAATTTGGATTCGTGCGTCAGCATGAAACCTTCCTCGGCGAACACCGCCGTCCACCCCGTGGCCGTCCACGCCAGTTGACCGAGGGTTTCCATGTGCGCGGTCGGATAATCGCTCTGGCTCCAGGCGGTGGTGTTGAGCGTGTAAAACGCATTGGTGTCCGTGAGCGCATTGCCATTGCCGAGATACGCGGTCCACACCGCATCCGAATTGAACAGCGGTTTGCCGAGGCCGATGAAGAGGCTCGGCATCTTCGTCAGCACCGCGCGCGTGAAGGTGAAGCCGTTCCCATCCGCACCGATGATTGCAACCGCATTGTTGGTCGCGCCCAGCAGCGGCACACCCGTCGTGGTGAAGTTCGTCAGCGTTGCGGGCAGGAACTCGCCCTGGTAGGTGGCATTCCACACCGCGCTCGGCCGGCCGCTGATCTCATAGACCAGGTCCACCAGCGTGTCGTCCTGCTCGCCGGCCACGGAACTGGGGATGGCCCGCCAGGTGGGCTTGGGCGTGATCTTCACGCCAGTCTCGAAATAGAAGGAGTTGCCGCCATCCGTGATCTTGCACGGACCGCCGATGGTGATTTGCGCGTAGGCTGTAGCGAGGGACATAATTGTTTAGTTGATGAGTTGGTTGATGGTTTGACTCGGCAGCGAGGTGAGATTGCCGGCCGCCGGCCATGACGCTGCAATGACGATGCTGCCCGGCGGCACGGCGAACGGGCCGTTGTAAAGTGTCGCCGCCTGTTCGCCCGGCAACGATCCATTGTTGTCCGGCGCCGGCGTGCTGAAACCGTCCGTGGTGTAATACATGGGCGAGCCATCCGCATTGGAGAGCTGCACCAGGCGGTTCGGATTCGCAAAAATAACCGGCGGCGCGCAGCGCGCGGGCTGCGACCTTTCCTGGCGCAGGTAACACACCGCCGCCACGCCCACGATGCCGAACTCCGCAAAGCGCGCATCCGGCACCACCGCGCGATCCTGCAGGATCAATCCGCTCGCCCGCCACAGCGTCCAGTTCCACAGAAAATCCACGACCATGTCCGCCCAGTCATCCGCCGCGCGCAACGTGCCCACATCCGGCGTGAAGTTCGCATCCGGGTCTTCGTAAATGCCGATGCGATATTCCCGCGTGCGCTGCAGCGAGTTCGGTTTCGGAAACATCAGCGAAGGGATCTGCACGATCGCGCCGATGCCAGCCTGCCCGCCGGGCGAGGGCGATTGCCACACCGCATCCTGCTCCACCTTGCTCGCGATGTATTCGCGGCCGAGCACCACGTTCAAGCCGGTGAACAGCGACGAGCTGCGCAGCCCGCGATACAGCGCGTATTGAATGGCGATGTTGTCGGCCGGGTTCATTCCGCCAGGCTCCTTTCGATGGCCGCGAACGCGACCTCGGCGAATTCATCCTGCGTCGGCACGATCTCCAGGTTCGCGCGCAGGGTCACCTGCCTGGCAAACGCGAACTTGCCTTTCAATTCATTCTTCGTCTCGCTCGTGGTGTTGCGGTTGAAAACTTTTTTCTTGCCGCCGCGCGGGCCGGTGACGATGGAGAAATTTTTTCGCCAGGAAACATTCGCGGCAAATTCCGCGTAGCTCTTGCCGTAAGTCTCCGGCGTGATGCCGAAGCACAGAAATTTTTTATTCACCGGCCGGATCGTCGCGCCCGTGTATTGCGCGCGCAGGCCGATGCGGTCCGCGCGCAGCAGCACCGTGCCATCGCCCGCGAACGCTTCCACGCTGTCCGCTGCCTCCTCGCCAAAACCGGTGGACGGGAAGCCGGCGAACCTGCCATCGAGCCGCGGATATTTTTTCAGGCGATCGCGCCAGAACGCGCGCAACGGCGCGCGCACCACCTGCGCCAGGCGCGCGGGCGAGACCTTGGCCATCAGCTCCGCGATCGCCGGCGTGGCGCTGTCTTCCGTGATCGAGATTTGCGAGGAGATACTCATGCCGGGATCGTGAACAGTTTTGTGAAATCAAATGTCGCCGGCTCCGGCCGGTCGCCGTCAGCGAGCAGACCGAGCGACACGCATTCCTTGTAAGGCACTTCATCGGTGCCAAAGCCGGAATTGAACGCGAACGGCGCGAACGGATTGCCCAGCGTGTCATCGCGTAGCGAACCGAGCGCGGCCCAGATGCCGCTGCTCTTGAGCGCCACGCCGCGGCCGCCCTGGTCATCGCCCTCCCAATCCAGCCAGTCATCATCGCCCGCCGCCTCGCCGGCCTCGGCCCAGCGCGCCGGCCAGTCATCATCCGGCACTTCGATGAGACCGCCCTTGGCGGATTTAAAACCGCGCGGCACCTCGCGCTCATAGAGGCGATGGAATTCCCACGCGGGATATTCATCCACATCCGTCTGGTCCGTGAGAAAATGGCCCGCGCCGCGCATCACGCGCGTGGCCACGTCAATCTTGAAACGCAAATTTAAAAGATTGGCGATCGCATCGCCGCCATCGAACTCGGCGAGCAGCTTGGTGATGTCACCGGAAAGGCTCGCCGGTGAGGCACCGGTTTCTACCGACGTTTTCAAATCGCGATCGCGAAATTCTTCGACGGGTTTCTGGATGGACTTCAGACCTGCGAGAAATTTTTGCAGCAACTGCTGCTTGGTGGCGTCATCGAGCGCGCCGGCGAACTCATCGAGCTGGCGCGACAACGCACGTTCCGCCGCGACGGGCACCTTCAAGCCCTGGCGCTTGAGCCGCTCCACCGCGTCAATGATGTCGTGCGGATCATTCATTTAAGTTTCACCGAGTTTGTCAAACGAGTTGGTGCGCAGATGTCGCCCGCGCCGCGCCACGCTGATGGCATTCACCGGCGAGGCCACTGCATCGGCGGTCGCCGGCAGTTCTGTGCGCGGACGATTGGGCGAGTTGCTGGAAATTTCTTTCAACAACGCTTCCGCGGCCGTGTTCGCATCCGCGCGTTCCTTCGTCTTGAGCGATTTCAGCGCTGGCACGCTGTTCAACCATTTCCAGCGCGCCATCGCCACGACTTCTTCCACGAGCTGATCGGGAATGGTGTTGCCCGTCTGGTCCAGGGGATTGCCGCCGGCCTTGATCATGCCGCGGACCTTGCTGATGACTTTGGTGATGATGCCGGGCAACGGATCGGAATTGCCCTGGATGTTTTCAATCGTCGCCACTTCCACGGGCGAGAGTTCGTCCATCACATCTTGGCTGCTGATCGTTCTCCAGGGCATTGTGTTTTTTAGTGTGCAGCGAGGCGGCGGAGCGCTGGCCGCTCCGCCGCCGGCGTGCGGGATTTATGGCGTGACGATCTGGTCGATTTGCAGGTTGAAGCCGCCCACGTTGGTGGAGAGCACCGTGAACGTGCCTTTGAACCAGAGCCAGCCATCTCCGACGTTCTGGGTCATGTTCGTCCACGTGCCCGTGCTGTTCGTCGTCGCCGTCAGGTTGTTGGTCCAACCCAGCAGCGTGCTGGAATAAACAAAGTTCGTTCCCGCCGCGGAGTTGGTATAGCTGTTGCCGCTGCCGGCGCTGCCGGTGAAGAAGCCGCCCACCTGGTTGGTGCCGATGTTGTTGGTGCCCGCCTCGCTCAACATCCAATTGATGTTGTGCCATGCCGAGGGACTCAGCCAGTTGGTGCCATACAGCGTGTAACTGCCGCCGTTCGTCACCCATTGGTTGAACACCGTGTTGATGCGCGGCGTCACATACGTGCCGATCTGCGCCCGTGCCGGGACCGCCGACCACAAGAGCGCCATGACCAGAAGCAACCACAGGAATTTTTCCCGCAACGCTTCCGTGAATTTTTCGATGATAATTTCAGTTTTCATTTGATTTTTAATTTGGAATTAAAGTTGGTTTGCGCGCAGCGGCCACCAGTCTCCCGGTGGCCGCCACGCCACTGGCTAGTTGATGGCCAGGTATTGGATACCTGTGGTGTGCTGTGCGTGGATCAGCTCGTAGTTCTCCACCGTGAGCGCGATTTTTTTCACGCCGAGATCGGTGAGATACACGGCATATTCGCCGCCGCCGTAGTTCCCGTTGAACACGTGGCGCACGATGTTGCTCGGATCCATCGGGCCGGCGTCCTGCATGCCCGTGAAGAGCAGGACGTTCTGGCCGATGATTTCCTGCTTGGTGGTGCCGGTGTTCTGATAACGCTCGGCGTTGATCAGCACGTTGGACACGCCGAGGGCCGAGGCGAGATCCGCTTCCGAGTAAGCGCCCGCCCGCGCGAGCGCACCCGCGTTGAGTTCGCTCTCATAAGCGTTCGCGCGTTTGAGGTGCGCCGCGTCGCCGTAAGCCACATTGGTCGGATAGAATCCGGTGGTGTTGGCCAGGGTGATGATGCGGCTGCGCAGATCCAGATCCGGATTGCTCGCACTGTCCCACGTGGTGACCGCGTTGATGGCGGAGGCCTGGTAAATGGCGATGGCTTCCAGAATCGTCGCGCGATTCAAGAGGTCGATCAGCCACTTCGTGTGCATCTGCTGCCATTCGGGTTTGCTCTTCAACTCATCGCGATCGAGGATCACGGACAAGCCGCGGTTGAACCCTTGCAGGTCCGCCTTGGTGGCGGTGCGTTGGCGCACTTCCGGGAACTCGGCCAGGATGCCGCGTTTCACCTTGTTGTAATCCACGGTTTCCCACGGCTCATTTTCGTTGTAGGTCGTGAGCCGGAAGATGCGGCTGCCGGTCGGGCGCGGCGGCGCGATGAAATCGCGCAGCTTCACGAGCCCGTTGCCCACCATCGAATCGTAACTCGCGGCGAACAGCGTGAGGTCCGTGATCGGTTCCGCCGTGCGCAGGATGGAATCATTCGCCAGCACCACGTCGCCGGACGAAAGATTGTTCATGTCGTTCGCCAGGACAATGCCCTGGCTCTTGGCCGCACCGTGCAAGGCGGCTTCTCGCACCTGCTGCATGGCCGGCGTTAATTTTTCAATTTTCATTTTATTTTGTTTTTGAAGTTTCGTTGAGGGTTTGATCAGACGCCGGCGCCGGCAAAGGCGTAAGTGCCGCCACCATTACTGACAGCCACCTGATACGGCACGTCCGGAACGTAGGGAATTTCCAGCGTGGAATTGTTCGCCGCGATCGTGGCCGCCGCGCGACCCACCACCCAGTAAGTGCCGTTGACCGTCACGGTGCTGAGGTCCTGCACTTTGCCGCCGGCCGCCGAGACCAGGATGTGGTCAATGGTCACCGCGCCGACCGCGATGCCCAGTTCGATGCCGGGCCGCACGCCGAGCCGGCGCACGTTCAGCACGTCATTCGTGGCGTAAGGTGCGTCCGCCGTGGGACCGAGCGGCAACGCGCCACCAGCGCCGCCCGCGCAGAGGTCGCCGTATTGGTAGCCGCTGGCCCCGCGCTGCACGAGCAGGTATCGGTTGCCGAACGGCAGACTGGTGCTCGCCGGATCCGCGAGCAGCGACTCGATGCCGTGCTCGTTGAACAGGCCCAGCGAATTGGCCAGGACTGTGGATTTGCGGGGAGCGAAACGGCGTTCAATATTCGCGAAGAGCGTGCCAAGCAGAATCGCGCACTGGATCATTACTTTTTTCATTTTTATTTTTTCGTTGTTGTTTGCGTTTTGCAGTAGCAGTCCTGCGTTGATTATTTGCGGCCGCTGACAGCCTTCACCGCGTCGGCCCATTCGCCGCCGTCCATGTCCGGGAACTGGATGCGCGCCGCCCGGCGGGCAGCAACCTCATCGCGATTGGCTTTGATGATGTCTTTGATGGCTGGCAGGCGTTCCCCGCGCTTTTCCTTGAGCGCTTCATCGTGCTCGCGCTGGCGTTTTATCACCGCGATCGCCTGATCGCGCGTAAGGCCGAGTTTGGTTTTTTCGGTGATGATCAACTCGTCGGCCTTGCGCTGGGCATCCGCCGCCGCGCTGGCGGTAACTGCATCCTTGAGTTTTTGATTTTCCAGCTTGAGCCGGGAATTTTCCTGCTCCAGTGTTTCCTTTGCCGAGGCTGCAGCATCGCTGCCGCCCGCCGGCGCATCGGCCATGCAGAGCATGAGCGGCCAAGCGTAGATATATTTTTTCATGGTATGTTTTTAAAAAGAGGTTGCGCGGTTTTCTGCCTTATTTCTTCGCCACCAAGCGGCAGGCCAGGCCGGCGTATTTCGGCAGGGTCATCACATTGCTATGCGCCTTGGTCGGGTTCTGGCCCGTGGCGATGAGTTCCGCTTCGAACGCGGTTTTGTAGTCATTGTTCAGCGCCGTTTCCTCGTTGGAGAGCGCGGATCCTTGCTTGCCGCTTTCCACGTTCTGACCGGCGATTTTCACCACCGGCGCACCTTCGAGCAGCGCCTTGACATCGGCATCAAAATCCTTGCTGTTTTCCAGCGTGGAGATTTCCGTGTCGCGTTTGCCCACGGTGACCTTGCCCTTGGTGATGGCGAGGTCCACGGCCAGCGTGGCCGCGCGTTTGCGCTCTTCCTTGCGGGCCGTCTGCTCATTGGCCAGCGTGGTCGCGGCTTCGTCCGCGCGTTTCTTCTGCGAGGCCACTTCATTTTCCAGCGTGCTGGTCTTGGAAGTGAGCGTGGTTTTTTCGTTGCCGAGGCTGGTCACTTCCGAAGTTTTGGCAGTGATCAGCGTTTGCATTGCGCCAAGGATCTGGTCCTCGGTCGGTTCAGCGGTATTCGCGAGGGTTGTTGCGCCCATCGCCATTAACCATCCAGCTAATTTTTTCATGTCAGGTATTGTGTTTTGTTTTTGCTCGCGGGGAATTTCCGCGACGGGCGCGGGCCGGGCGTTGGCGAGCGAATCAACGCCGGAAATGTTGGGGAATTGCGTGAGCGCCACGCTGAGCAGCTTGAACGGCGTGCCGATGATGGCATCACCATCCACGCCCGTGTGCAGCACGCGCCACAGCACGGAGGGAAATTTCCAGCCGGCGGCCACGGCCTCGGCGCCGTCATTGTCCAAAACGAAATGCGCCTCGATGCCGCGCTCCGTCTTGCGGATCTGGTCCACCGTGCCGAGCTTGATTTTTTCCCGCGAATTGCCGAGCGCCGTCTTGTCGTGATCGTTCAGATCGCCGTGACCTTTCCAGATCGTCAGGCCGATGAGCGCGCGCTTGACCTTGCTGAACAGGGAATTTTCCCGCGCCAGCAACGCGTCCGCGCTTTCATTGTCCAGCACCTGGATGAATTTTTGTTCCTTGATCGCGCCGCCATCTTTATAGACGCGCGTTTTTGGAAACCGGCCGAATGGCGCCACCAGCGCCCAGCCCTCGGCATCAATTCCTGCGGCGTTGGAAAGGATCGCTTCGAACTGTTCATTCGGTAAAACGGATTTTGCTTCTAAATCGTGCGCGTTCGCGAGAATGGTGAATTGATTTTTCATTTGGTCTGTTGCGTCTTTAGTCCGCCGAGAAAGTTTTGCATCAACTCCGGCGTGAGCTGATCTTTGAAACTGTCATCCGCCTTGATCGCGGCCGTCAGCGCCGGAAAATCCGCGATGAGTTTTTCGATGAGGTGATGCTGCATCGCCGGATCCTTGAGCTGCGCGATTTTCTCCAGGCGTTTCAGCACCGGCGCAATGCTCGCGTGCAATTCCGAGCCAAGCCGGGCCGTCACGTCGCCGGCATTGGCCAGCGCCGTGGATTGGATTTCAACTTTCGCCTTGCGGATGGTGGACCGCAGCGCCTGCGCCGCGCGCGTGCCGCCGAGGCCGAGTTCGGAAAGTTTTTCGAAACGCGCATTCGGCAGCGCGTAGCCGAGCGACGGCATCGGCAAGGCCTGGCCGTCCGCGCTTTTTGGCAGCGTGGCATCACGGCTCCAGAAACTCGCCGCATCCACCTGCGTGTCCGGCATCAATCCACTCGCCGCCTGCCAGCGCTTCGGATCCGCGCCGGAGCCGATCGGAGTGAACTCCTCCGTCTGGGCCGTGGCCGTCTTGGTGGCGTTCGCGTCTTTCTTCTCCGTGATCAGCGCCTCGGTTTCCTCGCCGGCACCGTCCAAAGGTTTCTTTGGCTCGGGTGGCGTGGCCGGCGGCGCTGCGGGCTGCTTGTCTTCGTTCTTGTCATCTTCGCCGGCTTTTGACGTTTGATTCTCGGGCGCAGTCGGCAATGCCGCCGGTGCAGCCGACGCCAGGCACGGTTCGCCCGCTTCCGGCACGGACCAGCGGAAGCGTTTGTAAACTTCCTTCATCATCACCTTGAAACCCATCGGCACCAGCGCCTGCAAACTCTGCAAATCTTCCGCGCTCGTATCGTCCAGCGGCGGCATCAGCACAAACCACGCGCGCGGCTCCTGATTGAACAGATAGCGGATCATCGGCCGGTCCACGCGCTCATTCATCACGCCCGTGGTCCACTTCGCATCGCGCAGCAAGAAGATTCCGGACTCTTCGGATTGCACCGAGGCGCCCACGGCCGGGCCGCCTTGACCGCCGCTCTTGCCCTGTCGCGAACTCGTGGCCAGATCCACGCCGCGATAACACTTGGCATACAGCCGGTCAATCCGCTCCACGATCGGTTCGAACGGCAGCGAGTTGCGCGCGGACTGTTCGAGAAACTTGAATTCAATCCCATTGTTCACCAGCACCGCGCCGTCATTGGCGAGCTGTTCCAAGGCTTGTTCCGCCTGCGTCCAATTCTCATCGCCCGGACTGCCCTCGGTCTGGCCCACCAAAAAACCGCTGCCGTAGCGCGTGCAGAACAGCAGCCAGTCGCGCAGCGGAAACATCTTCATCGCGTAAGCCATCGAGAGCTGGCGCATCCAGCCCGTGTTCACCGCGGTGAGCCATTCGCCTTGAATGCACGGTTGACCGTAAAGCTCGAAGATGTGCTGGAGATAACCCAGATAACCCCGGCGCGATTCCATGAACCACAACGGCGTGTGCCGGAATTCCGCCGTGACCTCCTTGGCCGCCGGGTTATCCACCCGCAAAAGCATTTCGTGCGTGGAGTATTTATTGTCCACCGCGGACATCACCTGGTAAACCAGTTCGTCCACGCCACCAGTCACATCCTGATCCAGCGCCTCGGTCGCCGTCAGGTTCTCGTAAAAGTATTGCAGCGCCGCGGCATGTTTGTCGCCGTCAATGGAACCGTCGCTGACGATCTGCCATTCCAGCCCGGCCGCATCGCTTTTGCGCTTGTCGGAATTGACGGCCAGTTCGCCGTCGCGTTCCATCATCACTTCCCACGTCTTGCCGATCTCGCGGAACTCGCCGATCCGGAACTCATTCAACTGCCGCGCCAGAATCTCCATGTCCAGGCTCGGCATGGGCGAATATTTCAGCCGGATCGCCCATTCGATCCGCGCCTGGTTAAAATGACTTTGCCCGGTCGGATTCATGACATCACCCTTTCCAGCCGCCGAGCGCCGACCACACTGGCGAAATTTTCCGCCATCGCAGCGCATTGCAGCGTATTGCAGCCCGGTTTCACCCCAAGTCCCTGTGTCGGGACGTTGGCAGGATTTTTTCCGGCAAATCGCGTCCAGGTCGCAGTCTGCAAAGACTTCATAGCACACCTCCCGCTTTCATCCGGCCCATGCCCAAATTCCCGGCATTGATCTGCGTGGTTAAATTTTTCGGCCGGGAGAACGCCACGGGCCCCCCGCTCGCCAGCATGTATTCCGCGAGTTTGCCGGAATCAAACGTGTCGCCGTGCTTGCCGTCCGCATCCGGCGCGCACACAAACCGGCCGCCGTCCTTCATCACCAGCCGATGATCATCCTTCAGATATTGATCCGGCGGCACGATGGTGCGTCCGTCATTCACACTGGCGGCGTAGAGATCGCCGAGGAAGGTTTTGTAATTGATGTTGCCATCCTTCTCCGAATAACCGGGCGGGCGCGGATCCACCGTGTTGCCGGCGATCACCAGTTGCACCGGCACCAGGCTCGCCAGCGCGTCCGCCGTCTCCTCGGCAAAGTAACGTTCATTGCTCGCGTCAATCCCCAGCCGCCGGGCACCACCGCCGGCAGGCCGGCTGCGCACCGTCTGCACGATGGCCTTCACTCGCGCGCGCGCGATCTTCGGATTCTTCTCCTTCCATATACATACGAGCCGCTGAAATTTCTCGCTGCCCACGCGCTCGGTCACCGTCACGCTGGAGGGATTGCTCAGCTCACCCGTCGTCGTCGCCACGTCAAAGCCGATGCCCACCGGACCGGCCGCCAGGTTCGCGCGCAACAATTCCAGCGCGTGCAGGAACTCGGCATCGCTGTCGCAATAAACAAAACTGCACTGGCCCGCCCCGCGCCGTTGCGCCGTCACCAGCGCGATCAGGTCAATCACACTCGCGCCACCCGGCTTGTGGTTCAGCGCATAGCTCACATCCCAGCCGCCGCGCATCTGCGGAAATTTGCGGCACTGCTCATAACTCATGGGCTGGCCGTAATCATCGAAGAGCAGATGCCCGGCCGCATACGCGTCCTTGAGCGCCACGCGATGGATCAGGATTCCCTGCTGCCCGATATAGAAGTGTCCGTTCGCATCCGGCGGAAACTGATCCTCCTCCGTCGCCGCCGTGATCTCGCGCGGCAACGTCATTTCGAACCACGGATGCCGGTCATCCAGCGGCAGATTGCACGCATAGATCATCGCCAGGTCCGGCGTGTCACGCATCATCGGGTCCGCCGCGATCCGCAATTCCTCCGCCTGCGCCTTCGGGATGTAACCGAACTCATCAAACAAAACTTTGCCGCGCCAGCCGCGCATCGTCTGCGGATTTGGCGCCACGATCTGCTCGCGGCTGTAATGCGTCTTGTCGAAATATAGACGCAGTTCCATTTTGCGCGATTGGTAAAGGTCCGCGAAATCATCCGAGGTGAGACCGGAAACAATTTTGTCCTTGGACGTATCCGCGATCTTGAAGTCCAGTCCCTTGTCCTCCGCGCCGGCCTCGAAGGCGGCGCGCACCGCCGCCGCTTCCGATGCCACCATGGCCGACTGCTCGATCGCCGTCAGCGACATCGTCACCAATTCGCGGCCCAGCAGCAGCGACGCCGACGCGCCCACCACCATGCGGCCCGGCTCCTTGGACAATTCATCGAACGCCAGATCGCCCAGCGTGGTGCTCTTGCGCGCCCGGCGGGACCAGTCCAGGCCGAGCTGCCGCACTTCCCGCGCGGCGGCCAGTGCCGCGACCTGATATGGCCGGCGCGTGCGTTTCATGCCTTGGGCAGTTTGAGTTTCCCGCTCGCCTGCAGCGCGTCCACATCCGCGAACGTCGCCTGGCGCATCGCCGCGATCTTGTCCGCCTGGCTGAGGCTGCTCGCATTGATCTCGTCCGCTTTCTTGCGCAGCGCGTCGTCCAGAATCTTCTCGCAAAATTCGATCTGAAATTTCTCCTCCGCCAGCCGCAGCTCGCGTTCCTTGTGGTTCGCCTTCGTCTGGCCGCTGACAAATTCCATCGCCGTGCGCATGAGTTGGTCCGCCAGCTTCAAAAACTCCGGGTTCGCATTGCCCTGCGTCGAGAGCTGCAAAATCAACACGCGATGCAGCTTGATCAGCGTCTCCAGCTCCGGCGCCGGATTTTTCCCAAACTGTTTCTCGACTTCCTTGCATTGCTCCGCGCCCGTAGCAATCTGGGACAGGAGCGCAGCCTGCAACCGCGATTGCCGCGCCGAGGATAAAAATTCCGAGATGCGCCCCATGGAGGCGGTGACGCCTTCCTCCTTCAGCCACGCCTGGATTTCCAGAAGTGTCTTCTTGGCGTCGTCCATCGCCAGCAGCGTTTCTGCATACTGGTCGAGTTTCGATGGTTTGGATTTCATTCACAGTGAACGAGCTTTGTGAACGCCCTTCGTGGTGAGCGTCCAAGTGGTTTCCGATAGGTCGTCGGCCGCGCCGCTGCAATAGCCGTCCGCCTCCACGCTCTTGAGCGCCTCGCGCACGTCGGCCTGCGTCGGCGAGCCGGGCCGCGCCAGATTCTGCACCGCGCCGATCAGCGCGCTCTCCGGGAACGGCAAGCCGTCGCACGCCTGCAGCGCCAGCAAAATAAATTTCTTGAGGTGGTTTTTCATCAGTCGCGCTTCAGTTCATTCACCGTGCCGCGCAGTTCGCTGACGGCCGAAAGGACATCGTTGATGCGGTCGTGCAGCTTGTCGCGGCCTTGCTCGCTCGCCTTCTGCATCGTCTCCAACTTGCTGTCCAGGTGCGCGCGCGCGCCGCGCTCCACGCCGCCCATCTTGGAGAAAATGTTTTCATGTTCGCGGCGGTTCTCATCCACGAACCGGTCGAACGCCGCCTGCGGCACAAAGTCGGCGAGCTTGTCGTGGGCTTCATCGGCGCGGGCCTGCGCATTTTCACTGGTGGTGAAAACTCGTGCGTGGCTTTCTATGATTTCCGCACGCAGCTTTTTTTCCAACTTGGCCAGCGCCTCGCCGATCGGCGGTTGCTGGCCAAATAATTTTTTCCAGGCGATGACAAACCACATCGCCATCAGCCCGCACGTCAACACGCCCATGATGCCGACCAGCGTCTTCGTCGTGTCCGAGAGCGGAATGTTCACTGCGGTTTGAGCCAGCATCATAAAAATTATTCCGCCTCCAACATTTCCTGGTAAGCGTGGATGAAATGTTCTCGGATCAGCACGTCCTCGCGCTTCGAATACGCGCGCCACAAACCGAGCGCATCCACAAAGAGCTTGCAGGCCAGCGGCGGGTTCACATCGTAGCTGCCCCATTCATCCAGCAGGATCTCCTGCCCGCAATGGCGGTAACTGAACAGCCAGCCGGGCGTGCGCGGCACCACATCGTTTTGATTGATCACGCGCCAAGTGTTCTCGCGCAGTTGTGCATTGTAGAGTTGCGCGAAGGCCGCGTTGCCCACGCGCGGCTGCCCGAACGTCACCACCAGCGCCGGTGTCAATTGCTGCGCGCGCAATTCCAGCGCCGCCAGAATCGCCAGCGCGCCGCCGAGCGAATGGCCCGTCACATAAATTTTCGCCGTGACATAAAGTTTGCGCAAGGCCAGCACCTGCTGAATGACTTCCGCTTTGAGCGATTCGAAGTCGCCCAAGAATCCGGAGTGAACGAGCCCCACTTCCACATTGCGAACATAGCTTGCGAAATAACATTCCGCATCGTGGATGAAATCCAGCGGCGACCGGCTGCCGCGAAACGCCACGATGATCGCCGGCGAGGCATCCGGCAAATTGATCACCTCGATGATCGCCGCCGCGCCCGTGCGCGCGCTGTTCACCGTCGTGCCCGCGTAAGCGCGCGCCGAATAATCCGCCAGCAGCCGGATCAGTTGGAAGTCAGGTGACATTTTAAAAACCGCGTTCAATCCAGTTGTGGTGCGGCGCTCAGCCGGCCACGGCCAGCGCCAACACTCCGAGGACAATCACCAGCAAAATAATTTGCCCGTTGCTCATGGATCCAGCTTGAGCTTTAGCTGCCGTGAGTTCTTGCACGGTATCCGCAACTTCGCAGCCGACGGGCGCGGCGCTCGTTTCGTCATGGCATGTGTTAGAATCGTTTTTCACGACTAAGAAACTTCGCTGACCGAGACGATCAGCTTGCAGTTGTCGCTGATGACCACCGGCTCGGTGCCATCCAGCGCGCGCACCTTGTTCATGTCCGTGCCGCCATCGCCCGCTGGCAGATTCGTGTTGATCACATTGCCGAGCGCGACGCGGCCATCGGCGGTTTTGTAGGCGACCAGATCGCCCAGTAGAAAAGTTTTCGCCATAAGTGATTTTTTAAAAAATGGGTCCAGCGTCACGCTGGTCAGAACGTGAAACCCACACCGGCGCGGAACGTGGGATTGGAATTAAAATTGCCCTTGAAGAAAACCGGCAGGCTCAGGCCAATCTCCGTGTAGGTGTTCACCGTCATTTTTTTCTTGAGCGTCAGGCCCGGCTCGATCACGCCGGATTTCTGCACCTGGTCATAACCGCCGAGCAGCACCACATTCACCTCGGTATCGAAATGGCGGATCACGTTGTAACCCACGCCGCCTTCAAACGCATTGAACGCGCTGCCCACGCCGCTGAACTGGAAGGACGAATCAAGGTTGAACCCGTTCGCGAAATCATATTGCGCGTCGAGATAACTGGCGGCATTCACGCCGGTGACCTGCTTGTAACCGGTGGTGACTTCCAGCGCCACGTTCGTGAACGTGTAATCGGTGTTGAACGCCGTGAGATATTGCTGCGCGCTGGTGAGGAAGGATTGCGCCGTGGCGACCGGCGGCAGGTTGGTTTGCGCTTTGATGGCCGGGGTGAATACCATCGCCGCGACAGTGGCCAGGGCGAGAGTCCATTTGTTGAATTTCATATTTTGATCCTTTGGTTTTGGTTATGGTTGACTGCGAAAATTCCCGCCGAGGCGCATGAACGAAACACCTTCCCGCGCATCGGAAAGGGCGGCGCGGAGTTTGCGGCGGAAGCTAAAGATTAAATGACGGCCAACAACCCGGAGGCGGTGATGAATCGCTGTCGGTAGAGACAAGGGATGAAGGCCGCCAAGGTGGGCTAGGTGCCCAAAGGTTTGAATGTTTTGGCTGGCAGGATTGACCGTTGCGTTCATCACGCACGGAGTAAATCACGTTCCACATGGAACCGGTATTCGCCCGGCGAATAATCGGTTCCGTTTCGTAAAATTAATTGTGGGCCACGATGCCGAGGAACCGGCTGCGAAGAAATTTGAAGATCGAATCCCGTGAGTAAAGTTTGCTCGCGCGTGGGCCCACTGGTGCCAGCCGCTCGCGTTCCGCCACCAGCGCGCCGGCCGCTTCCAGATCGTGGATCAAGTCCGGGCCGCAGGTGAAATGCAACTGCAGTTCCGTGCCTTTGCAGCCGCGCGTCGCCGGCAGAAATTGTTTCAAACAATCATCGTGCTTGAATTCGGGAATCGGCCGGCCGGCCAGCAGCGCATCCACGTCCGCGCAGAAAACGCGCAGCTCGCGGCGCGCATTTTTTCCGGTGTGCGAACCGATGTCCCACACATGCTTGAGCGTCTGGCCATCGCAGGCGTTGATGAGCGTGGACATTTTTTCGCGGCGGGCGACGGCGAGAAATTCGAGCGGGATCAGGGCAGGCAGATTCGCGAGTGCCCAAGCCGGGCGGACGAGCGATTCCTGAAGTGCCATGCGCAGGCGATACTAGCAGACAGTGTCAACACCCTATTACTTCGGCACATTCATTCCCGGCGTATCCTTGGCCACCGACCGCACGGTGTCCGCCGCCGTGTCATCGTAAAAAATCCAGTAGAAGAATCCCGCGACCGGCGACTGGTCGCCCAGCTTGTCAATCGCCTCCTGGAACGGCATGGGTTTCGCGAATTGCATAAAGTTACTCTGTGTTCTCCGTGCCTCGGTGGCAAACCTTTTTCCGTTTGCGCCGCGGCTTGCGGACACGTTCCTGCAACCAGCGCAGATACTTCAACGTGCGCACCGCCATCACCGCCTGCCCGGCCCGGAACCGCGCCTCGCCGTGCAGTCCCATCGCCTTCGCGTTGCGCGAGGCCTGCGCCTCAAGCTGCGCGCTCGCCTTCAGCCATTGCCGGATCGTCGCCGGTTGCATCAGCGCCTCGCCGGCACGTTGCCGCCCGGCCACACGAACCAGAATGTCATGCAGGGCACCAGGTTCACGCAGAGCCGTTTATTTTCCGGCGACCAATGCCCGCCGATCCACCAACTGCCCCAGCGAAATAAAATTCCTTTTTTCATCCAATTTGTTTGTGCGCATTCCGGCGCAGCAGCATCCCGCGCACGATCATCTTCTTGCCCTGGCTCACCAGCCAGTTTGAAGCGTGATCGCATTCCTCGATCGTCGCGTGCTCCATATGCTTGTAACCGCGCTGGCCGGAAATGATCCAGCCGCTCGCGCTGGCCAGCTCACGCACATCGCGGTCCAGCAGCTTCGCACCGCACGTCTGAATAATATCCCTGGACGTCATCCAGCAGCCCGCGCCTTTGAGTAGCGTCTCCAGCCATACCACATTCGCATCCTCCGGCTTGTTCTCGAAGAGTCCAAGCTGCGGATCGCGGAATGTGGGTGCCGGCGTTTTCATTCAACCATTTCCTAACATCAAAGTCCGCACGCCACCGGCCGCAACCGCGCGCTGATAGATTGTCTGTTCGCCGTCATAGAGATACGGCATGAATACTTCCACGAAATCGGCCTGCTTGATCTGGATCATGGACATCTGAACTTCCACCCAATCCTGAATGATCTTCCACGCCGTGCGATCGGCTTGCTGCACGAAATCTGCCTTGCGCTTTTTCTTGCGCGAACCCCAGGCATCGATGGCATCGCCTTTGGCGTTCAGTTTTTCACCGTCCACATAATCCAGCCAGAGCGCTTCGAGGGCGCGCTCCTTGTTAACCGGCAAACGCACCGTGAATTTCGGCGCGGCCGGATCAGTGGTGATGTGGAAGATGAGCGAAATAATTTCGCCTGGCGTGGTGCCGTATTCCTTGGTGATGCCGCTGACGCCGCACTTGATCAAAACCTTCTCGATGTTGTGGATCGTCTCGGAGACTGGAACGTTTGATGTGTAATTTTTGAGGAACATAAATTAATTCATTTCGGAAAAACGTGCTTCGCCTCCGCGCCGGCCAGCGCCAGTTCCGGTTCAGCCTTCGCGGCCATTGGCGCAATTAGCGGATGATTTTTTCTGGCCTTGATCTCCCGCAAAATTCCTGCGAGCGACCGCAGATTCACCAGCGGCAATTTCTCGAACCACGGATCCCGGAAGACCGGCGCAAAACTTTTCCGGCACACATTCAAGATGATCGCCTCCGGAATCTTCAGCCGGCTGATGTAGATCAGCAGCCGCTCGCGCTCGCCCCGGTCGGGTTTGGCAAACTTCATGTCCGCGCCGAGGTCGCAGTCATTCACCAGCAGCTTCAGCAGCGCGAACACCGCGTCGCACTCGGCGTTCTTCATCACCTTGCTGGACTTGTCGCGGCCCAGCGCCACGACGTGGATGCCATGCCGCAGATCCTCCAGCACCGGCGCGCGATGTTGCGCCGCCGCGATCGCCGTGGCCGCCGCCAACACCTTGCGCCCATGCTCATTCAACTTCGCTTCATCCAACACCAGCCGCCCCTTGACCATCTTCCAGCCATTGGCCTTGGCGCACGTGGACCAATCGCGGATATATTTTTGATGTTGCGGCGCGGTCATGATTTTTTCCGTTCACAAAATTTCCGCAGCTCGCTCTGTTCAAACGCCGCCGCCATGCCATACATGAACGCCTGCACCTGCCGCGCAAATTCCGCCGTCAGCACCGGATCATCAAAAACTTCCGGGCGCGGAAAAATGCCGATGGACAGCATCAGCGGCGCTTCGCCCGGCCGCGCCATCTCCGCCACGCCGCAAGCCGGATCACATTCCGTCTCGACGCCGGGCAGTTCCTTGCCGCATTTGTAACACGTGCTCATATTGAGTAGTCCTCCACGATCGGTTTTGGTTTGAAAAAAGTTTCTTCCATGGTCTCGCCCGTCGTGACGCGATGGACGAACGCAAACAAGATCGCGATCGGCAAACCACGCGGCATCGTGTTACTGCGGTCCCAGATCTCGATTTCTTGGCGCGCGACTTTGATGAGTTGCTTTTGAGTCATGTTCCAGGAACGTATTTCCGCAGCGCCATGTCGCCGCCTTTTTGTTTCATCGCGCGCACGGCCATGTGCGCGTGGTCATCGCAATACCGGAAGCCTGCGCGATTTTCCTTCGTTGCCGGCGCGTTGCAGCAGACCAGCCGCCGCGAATCATCCTTCACGAAATACATGCAGCCATCCGGCTCGGCCACCGGCAACGCCGCCGGCGCTGGCCGCGAGCTGAGGCGCACATCGTCGGTCGGATACGGCTGCCCGATCAGCGCCCCAAGCTTCATCCACATCCGATCCGTCGCCGCGCGCCGGCCGTGCGTGAACCACAACGTCGGCCGCGACGAATGCCGGAAGCTGTTCAGAAAATTCTTTTCCCACTCATCCACCTCGATGCCATCGTCCGCGCGCTCCGCCACATCCAGCTTCTGCATGAAGCCGAGCCGTTCCAGATCGGTGATGTCGGTGCAGCTTTTCATTTGTGTTTGCGCCGCCAGAGACGCGAATAAATGGTGCGATATTCCGCCGTGTGACTGCGCACGCCGCGCAGTTCCGGGTGCTTGCTGCCGCGCTCGAAAAAACTCTGGCGCGGTTCTGGAAACTTCACGACGCCGCGTGCGCGCAAAAAACTCATGTCCGGCAAATCTATTTTTTTCATGCCGCCACCTCCAATGGACTGCGCACACTGAGCGCCTCCGCGTGGCAATAACCCGCCGTCGTTTGAATCTGCGAGTGACCCATCGCCTTGGCCAGCGCGGAAATGTTTGTGCCGCGATCCAGGCAATGCGTGCCATAGGCGTGGCGGAAATTGTGCGGCGTGATGAACACTCCCGATCCCGCGCGCGCGGCCTTCACGGCCCGCTGCACATTCGCCTCGTGCATCCGGTAACGCACTGTCTCGCCGGTGCGCGGATGGCGGCACGGCGAATGCGCAGGGAAGAGCCACGCCCATTCCCAGGCAAAGCGCGTTTCGGGATATTTGCGGCCCAGTCCATGCGGAATTTCCAGCGGCACACGATTACGAAAATCCTGCTCGTAAATCGCGCGCGCCACTTCCATCTGCCGCTGAATTTCCGGTGCCAGACTGCACGGCAGATTCACCACTCGATCTTTCCCGCCCTTCGCGCCCATGATGAAGAGCCGGCTGTCCGCGATCTGCACATCCTTGATGCGCAGGTTCAGCGGCTCGCTCACGCGCAGCCCGCAGCCGTAAAGCATCCGGCAGATTAAATTCGTGGGATAACCGCCCACATCCTTGATCGCAGCGAGAATGGTTTTGGTGTCAGTCGCCGACGGCGCGCGGCGAATGTGCTTTGGGCGGGTGGCACGCAACGCCTCCACGTTGCCGATTTTCTTTTGTTCCACATCGCGGTAGAAAAACAAGATGGCGTTGAACGCCTGATTCTGCGTGTCCTCAGCCACATCCAGATCACGCGCCAGCATGGTCAGAAACGCCTCGAATTTTTGCTCGCTAGTCAGCGTGCGCGGCAGTCCGAACACATATTGGAAATAGCGACGCAACCAACCCAGATAGCAATATTCCGTCGCCAGCGCCTTGTGCTGCCGGCGAATCACATCCCGCACGCGCGTGATTTGCTTTTCAATGAGATGGTCGCGCGCGTTCATTTTGATATACGACTGGCGGTTGGAGAATCACTGTTCGGCACTATTCGCAGTTTGATTGGTTTCAGGTCAGGCCGGTTTCCACGCTGGTCAGCGAGCGTGTTGTAAAATGCCCATCGCACGGATCTCGGCGCGTCCGGGTCGCAGTCCGCCCAGATGTATTTCGGCGGTTGGAGCTTTGATTTATTGGTTTTCATAGCCGTGTTTTATACCAGCGGTCACTGCCACACTTCGGGCATAGTCCGACGTATGCGCCGTCTTTCATTTTGAAGCCGCAGGCGAGACAGTGAGCGTCGTGACATTTGGCAAAGCCGAGTTCGAGAGTTAGTGCCGAACCAGTCGCCGAAGCCAACCGCGAGCGGCGCTTCGGGTCAATCGGTAACGTCTGGATCGTTCGTGTGTTCATAGTTCGCGGCGGCTTGGCTCGGCGTTGGGCGAAGGGAAGTGAGCCTCGAATAGTTCGAGCATCATTTTACTTTTGAAGCCGAACCACGTCCGGCCATCCATCGTGACACTGCCACGATGCCACGTTCCGTCCTTTTTGTGGATTGGCGATGATTCATTCCCGAAATGCCGATAGCACCATTGCCAGATTTCATCCTCGCGGTCTCGCGTGACCACATCCAGCATCCACGGTGTCGGCGACCAGACTTCCACCATGAGTTCGCGGTGTTCGGGTAGGCATTCATTTTGCGCTCTTTGGTAGAGAGCCGTGCCTTCGCCCAACAAGTCCTTGGAGGCAAAGACGCTGGCGTCTTGCGCTCCACCGTTGATTTCAATAGGAGTATTCATTTTACGTTCGAGGCGGCGCTGTCAGCGTCTTGCCTCAAGTCTGCGTTCGGCGGCTTGGGTTTCTGGTAGTCGGCGCACTCGTAAGATGCCCGCGTATTTATTTGGTGGACGCAGCACTTTCCATAGCCGTGCGGTGTCTGCCACTCAAATCTGTTCCAGTGGATGCAGGTCAGGCACGCCGCCGCCGAACCACCGCATGAAGCCAAAGCCGATGGCTTTGGCGTTTCATGCGTCGGGTTTAATACGATTGTCGTCATAATTTCGCGGCTTGGCTTATGCGGACGTTCGGCGTGGTTTGCTTTTTGAGGTCTGCCTTTATCGAAAGCACATAGGCCAGCAGCACCATGAATTTTCCGCCGTCTTTATCACCAGCGCTGATTTCACATATTCCACAGATTGCGACCACCATGGACATCACGCTGTATATCACGCCCCACGCCGAACCCGCCGTCGCAGACGACGGCGAGGACTCTTTAATTTTGTTATCGTTTGCAGTATTCATAGTCAGATTTAATCGCGCCGCGTCTGGACTTTTTCGTTAGCAGTAGTAGCCAAGTCCTCTGGCGACATGAGCGGTCTTGACCAGTCGCGTTCCACGCCGATGCGGAAGATTGCCCGAAGTTCAGTGAGTCCGATTTTGCCTTTTGGTTTTGGATATTGCCCGCCAGTGTGATCCACACTTCGCATCAGCCACGTCATCCACCACGGCGTCGGCCACGTTTGCGTTTCGCGCTCGTGCCAGTGTTCGGAGAGTTCCGGCGAGTTGATGCAGAGGCTATGACCGGTTGCCCACTCGATGAAGTCATGCAGCGGGCAGCTACACACGTCACCACGATTCCAAGTCACTGAGTCTTTCAGTGAGGCGAGCCATTTTCCGAACGCCTCGACATTGGCGCGGCGTTCGATTTGTTCCCATTCTCTTGTTCTCATATTTGTTTTACGTTCGGGCAACTGCTAACCATGCTTCGCAGCCAATGCCGGTTCGCGTCTCTGTTTCAATCCGAGCGTCCAGTTCCGGCATGGCTGGACTTATCGGTTCGGCGTCTGCGCCAGTGCGCGTTTGGCAATTCGGATTGCTTGGCGGAGTCGCGGCTTCGGTATGTAGCCGCCGATGTTCAGGAGGTCTAGCGCCATACTCCTTGTTTTGAGATTCAGGAGCGCGCTCGGTTTTTCGGAAACGTCAGGGGTTGTCATAGATTTTATTTCGCGCCACTCAAGTCTGCGTTCGGCGAAATGCGCGGGTCGCCGTGGATTTGCAGCAGGATGGCTTTTACTCGGTCGGCATCGCAGGCGATATATGGCCGTCCTTTCATTCGGGTGAATTGCAGTTTGGCAGGCCCACCGCAGACGGGGCACACCATCGCCGAACAAGTTGCTGGAGACAACGCCCGTTGGCGCTCTCCGTTATCCGCTTCGGATTTCTGGTTATTCATAGATTCAGGTCGGGCGTGGCTCATGCGGAGCGTTGTTCTAATTCAATTCCGGCTTCTCCGCCTGGTTGCGCAGTTTGTCCGCCTTCACCTCCAGCGGCTTGACCGTGAATTTCTCCGTCTCCTTGCGCGTGATGCCAAACACCGCGAGTTGCGCGTCATCCAATTTTTCCAGCGCCTCCAGGTTCGGCTCCTGGCGCACGCGCAACAGCGTCTCCTCCGTGAACGCCGGCGGAGTGCCCGCCACGCTCGACCGCCGCATTTCCTTCACGCACGCCACCTTGATCTTGAGGATCACTTTTTCCTCATCGTCAAAATCCAGCGAGGTGGATTTGCGGAACGAGATCGCGCCGAACGGCGTGTTGTGCGTGCGCTTGTCATCCGGGAACAGTTCGGGATTCGCGATCGCGATCTCACGCAGCCGCGCCTCGATCTCCGCGATGCGGGCCTTGGTGTTCGCGTGTTGCGGCAGCAACGGCCGCGCCGCCGTGATCTGGCTCTTGTTCACCTCCGCCTCGATCGCGGAGAGTTCGGCCGTCAGCTCGCTGTATTCGGCCAGAAGTTCGTTGAGGGAATTATATTTTGTCGGTGTCATGGTGTTGGTTGGTTGGTTAGGGAAAATTGAAACGCAGTTCGATCGTGACGTGTTGGGCGAGTTGCCAGCCCACGCGGAAAATGAGCACGGTGAAAAAACAAAACGCACCAATGGCACCGATAAAAATTATCCACAGTGCGGCGAGTGAAAACGTCTTGAGCGTTTGCTTGAATGTTTTTTTTCATGGCTTCATTCGATGGCGAACTTTAATTGCCCGCGCTTCACGCGCGGCCCGTTCAGCCGGCGGCGCGCGCTGCGCAACTGGCGCATCAGACATTTGAGGCAGCGCCCGAAATTGACCGGCCCGATTTCTTCCTGCGCGGATTCGATCAGAATGCCGCAGCGCGTCTTTGATCCAGCCAGCCGCGCGTGAACGCGCAGCGCATGATCGTGCGCATTCGTTTTGACGATGCCGTTCATGGCCGTCCTTTCCGTTGCGCGCGGCCGATGGAATCCAGCCATTCAAAAATATCGAACGCGCCGCGCTCGACCCAATCCAGTGGATAACTCACGATCACCATCACTGTGCCGATCAGCCAGAGCAGCAGCATCGGGATCAGGAGCAGGATTTTTAACAGTTTCATCGCGGACCTCCCTTGATGACCTCATCGCGCGCTTCCACTTGTTCCAGCCAGGCAAAGCCATTGCAGGTGAGCTGCAGCAGCGCATCGCGCAGTCCCACGCGCGAGTCCAGGCAATCCTTTTCCTCGATCGCTTCGAGCTGATCCGCGACATAGCCGAGGCTCTGCGTGAGCCGGCGCAACTTGCGATGGTCATCGGCGATCGGACTGGCCATGTCGAAATTTACAACGCCCTCGCGCAACATTTCCTTTTGCAATGTGCGCCGGCCGGCCACGGCCGCCACGACCACATTGAACGGTGTCACCGCACTTTTCTTAAGCGGCAGCCGCGACTGCCGGCCCGCCTGGCGCAGCGCACTCACGCTTTCACCTCCTTCTTCGCCATCTCCGGCAACTCGCGTTCATCGAGCGCGCTCTGAATATATTCCGCCGTCAGCGGCGAGCCGTCGTCATCGGCGGCATTCTTGGCATCCTGCAAAATTTCAAAGAACCGGCGGATGCGTCCGCGCGAGTGGCCGATGGACTTGAGCAGATCCTCATGTTTCTTCGCCGTCTTGAAGCCTATGGTCTCCGCGATCAGCACCAGGTCCGCGATCGGTGGATAATTCGGCAGACGCTTGAAACCGTCGCGCCCGCCCGCGCGGCCCTCGAACTGTTCCAGGTAAATGCTCTCGGCATTGAACATCTGGTTTTCATTTTCCGGCGTGATGCTCCAGATGATCGCGCAGCCGGTCTCATCCTGCAGGCTGCGCAGGAACTGATACGCCGGCTGCGTCTCGATGCTCTTGCCCATGGCCTGCAGCTTGCGCTCGCTCTTCACCATGTCCTGCATGTTGTCGATGATGATCGCCTTGGGCTGGCCGTTGAGCGGCATCATGGACTCAAATATTTTCGCGCGCGCCGGGCCGTAGCTGATGGAACGGCTCGCACCGCACTTCACCGCGAACCGGATGATGAATTCCTTGAGGCTGCCGTTGTCGGTGGATTCCATCCACTTCACCAGGGGATTGCGCGTCACGATTTCCTTGTAGCTCGCCGTCTTCTGCGTGCCGGTTGGGCCCACGATGACGAGGAACTTGTTCACGCGATCCTTGCGCATCACGCGGCGGATGCATTTTTCCAAAAACTTGAACGTCGTGGTTTCCACGAACGGCATGCCGCCCTGCAGCAGCTCGACGCGGATCTGGTCGCGGATGGCGATGAACGCATTCTTCAGGTTGGCCTCGCTCACATACGGGCTCGGCAGTTCGTTGCCATCGGCATCCTGTTTCCAGCGGCCCTTGAAAATGCGCACCCAGTTGGTTTTATCAATCGTCACCTTCTGCAGGCGCGCGCGTTCCACCCACGCGTCCACGTCGCGCTTGCATTCGTCGCGGACGAAGATCTTGGCATCGCGATACAGCGGTGCGAGCTCGGGCGGGAATAACTGCATCTCCGCCTCGATGTGCGGGTCGTCCCAGTAAATGGTGACGTTCAGCCGCTTCTCATTTGTTTTGTGTTCGCTCATCTTTTTTCTCCGGGTTGTTGTTGTGTTGTGGCGGCAGCTGGCCGCAAATTAAAATCATTCGTCGAATACCGGCGTCTGCACGCGCAACGCCCGCCGGGCCTCGCGTTCATCATCCCGCGCAGCGCGCGCCGCCTGCCTCTCAAATTCTTCCTGCTCCACACCCATGCCCGTGGCCCGACGCAAGAATCGCGATTGCGGCGCCGGCGCAGTGTTGGCGACATCCTTGGGCACGCTGTTTTGATTGCGCACATCAATCGCCGTGATGCCCGGCTTGCCATCCGGCCGCGTGCTCTTGACGACACGCACCAGCGCCTGCGCGTTCTGTCGCGCCGCGGCCAGGCCGATATCAGGGAATTGCCCGTAGCCCATTTTGCGCAGGTTGAACCGCGCGTGCCGGTCGATCATCTCCGCGTCGCCGAGAATCGCCTCGGCCTTTGTGCCCTTGAAATCTTCCGCGAGAATTATTTTGCCGGGCGCATCGAGGAACGGATTGAAATGGATCCGCACACGCGCGCGGTGGAACGATTGCAGCCACTCGGCCGAAAAGTGAAACACCTGGCTCAGACCATCCATCAGGCGCACCGTTGTCTTGACCGTGAAGCCCTTCACCGTCAGCGCCGGCGAGACCACCGGTGCGAACATCCATTCGGAGGCCGCGTCGAGTTCGCGCAAATGCGCCGGCGCTTTCGCGCTCCAGAATTCATTTGGGATCCATTTGCCGTAACGCGAGTGCAGGATGCGCTGCGCGTTGTGCTCATCAATCGCCTCGTGCAGCGCGCGGACCACGGCGTCGATCGGCAGAAAGTATTTGCGCGGATCCGTGGCACCGGCGCGGCAGCTCATCAGCAGCTTGGTCATTTCCTCGTCGTCGTGCATCGAGCGGCCGACTTGACCCGGAAGAAACGAAAGCTTGGTCCACAATTTATTGAAGAGCGTCTCGATGATCTTCTGATGCGGCGAATGGACGTGCTTGATCTGGATGCCCGCGCGCTTCAACGTCTCGTGGACGAGGTTGGATTTGCTGATGCCCATTTCGAGGAACATCCCGCGGGGCATTCCGTGCTCGCGAAACACCGTGTGCATCGTCGCCGTCAAATCTTCCGCGCGATACGAGCTGCGCGGCCGCGCCGTATAGGAAAATCCCGGAATGAAATAACTGCGATGGTCCACCGGCACGATGAATTGAAACCGGCCGCACATCACGCCGAAGCGATCCCAGCACTTGTCGCCCGGCCGCTCGATCGGCACCGTGCAGATCAGATTGATTGTCGCATCATCAATCGTCTGCCATTCACCTGGTTCAAACATCCGCTCTTCACCGGTCGTTTCGTCCACCGTGATCTGCAGCGATCCCGGCGACTGCACATATTGCAGCCACGCACCACGCGGCGTGCGATCCGCGCGCACGGTGGTTTCACCGACCTCGATCTGCCGGCGCATGGAAGTGGTCAGCAGCGGCTTGCCGTCCGCCTCGCGCTGCCGCAACTCGGTGGCCAGATCCGCGCGCACCTCACCACGCTTCAGCGCGTGCCGTAAAGCTTCCACCGGACTGCCGGCCGTCGCCGTGCGGTTCGATTGCAGGTTGTGTGCCGTGACTTTACCGACTTCCGCATCGTTGAAAAAATACTTCGGCTTGCGGCCGGGCGGCGATTTCTTGGCCAGCGCAAAAATCATTTCACTGCGCGTGGGCAAACCACCGGCCACATACGCCGCGCCCGCCAGCCGGATCGCTTTGTTCCACCGGCAGAACTGCACATCGCTCACACCCGTTTCCTTGCGCACCTTTTTCCAATCCACACCGGGATGCTCCTCCCGGAATTTCCGCACCGCCTCCCATTTGGCCAGGCACAACTGCCCGTGCTCAAGCTGTGAAGTGGTAAGCCGAGGACGGCGCACAGCCGGGGGCAGACTGTGCGCCGCCATGTCATCAGAGCTTTCACTCTGCCGGTCTCCCGCAGGGATGACTACAGACGCGGCCGCTAAAGACTCCGGCGACGGACCGCTCGCGTCGTGGCCTGGGCTGCCCGATGAGGGTTTGATGACGGTGTCGTCCGCGCCGGAAAAATTTGTGTCGTCGGAATTCATTCTTCGATTGGCTTCAGAAATTTCTTGAGCACTGCAAAATCAGCATCGTTCTTCGCGATGAAAATGGTCCGGCAATCTGCGCGCAAAATGTTCACCACGTCCGCGACCGTCTTGACCTTGTCCCAATCCACCTCCATGAACTTGGCGTTGAACTCCTCGTCAGACATTTCTTCGACGATCGGCAACTGGCACGGCGTCAGGCCTCCCGCACATACCGCGCATTCCAGCACGCCCTCGGGCGTCTCATCACCGCATTTGAAACAGTTGCTCATGACAAAGAAAAAGCCGCAGCCGTCTTGACGACGGTGCGGCGTGAAAATTGAGAACGGTGATTTAGAGGTTGATGCCGACGGCTCGCAACTCTGCCAACAACTTCGTGGCCTGTTTCAACTTGACGAAAGTCGGATCCTTTTTGAATTCCCGCATCCAGCGTTGCAGCGTGGAACGCGACACATAGCCCACAGTTTCTTTCGCGGCGATTGACGGTTTGGTTCCTCGCGCCACGAGGACGGCAAAGGCCAAAGCTGCCTGCCGCCGAAAAATTTTCGGATGCTTCATAAATGGATTTTGTTGCCGATGATTTCATCGCGTCAAGCCGTTTGATTTTTCCCCGCCTTCTCGATTTCCTTCAGCCGCACCGCCATCGTGTCCGCCGCGATCTTGGTCGCCCGGAACATGCTCGCCAGCTTTTCGCGGAATTCTTCCGGCGATTTGTTTTTTTGTTCCACCATCTGGTGCTCCAGGTTCTGCAACCACGCCCGGATTTCATTGGAAACCTTGTTGTCGGAATCAAACCGCTCCGCCCGCGTCGCCAGGCTGTCCAACGCATCGCCAAAAAGCTCAAGCTGTTTCTGCGGCAGTTCATGTTCCCCGCCGATCAAGCTGCCGCCGATGCTGCTCACCACGTTCCACAAATTTTTCTCGCCATTCAGCAGCAACGGCTCCAACTCCGCCTTGAAATCTTGCTGCAATTTTTGGAGCTGCTGCAGCGCCGGTGCCTTGCGTCCCGCCGCATCAAAAAAGCCCTTCAAATCCGTGCAGTCGGTATCATTCAGCAGGTTCCAGACGAGCCGTGCCTGGCGAAATGTCTTCTTGTCCACGCCGAGCCGTTTGCAGGTATCCTGAATCGTCGGAGTTTCGTCCGAAGGGGAGTTACTCCCCTTCGAGAAACATTGGGGTTTTAAGTCAATTTCGCCCGTGTTGCGTCCCACATTGGCCAGCCGGCGGTGCTCCGCGCTGGTGATGATGTCGCGGAAAATCGGGATCAACAGATAGATTCCCGCACCACGCGTCATTTGTTTGCGGCTCATCAAACTTTCCGCGATCACCACGCCGACCAGATTCTCCGGTATCACCCGGCATGGCACCTCCGTCATCTGCCAGTCCATCGCCGCCTCCCAACGCCAGCCGCCATCCGCGATGAAGCCCTCCGCCGTGATCAACAACGGCTGCAAAATCCCCGTCGCGTGGACACTTTGGTTCACCGCGATGTAATCCGCCGATTTTTTATTCACCGCCGGAAAATGTTTCCGCAGCTTGTGAAGTTTAAGTGTCTTTGGATCCCGATATTCAGTTTTGTGTGTCATAAAATTTGTAGCGGCGGTCTGTGACCGCCGTCATTGCTGATAAAACTCCGCCGCCGTCGTCGGCTCGAAACCTTCGCGCGCAAAACGCACGCCCATTTTGGGATGCGATCCCGTTTTGCCGATTCCAACTGTGAACAAAAGCTCCATGTGCCCGCGCGACGCCGGCTGGTGCAACGGATTCGGCTGCGTGTTCACGAACAGATCAAACCGCGCATCCGGCGGCAGCTCGTGACCAATTTTAGGGGTGACGAGTTTCATGGCGCGATCACCTCGTAATCATGCGGCGGCGCGATGTTCGTCAGGAAAATGTCATCGCCCTCGAACTCCACCCAGACGCCGCGCGGGCTTTGGTTTTTCACCACCAGCACATCCCCGGCCGCCAGCCGTTTTTCCGTGTGGTTGAACGCGATCGTGCGAATGACCTGGATTATCATGGCTTTGAAATCGGTGTTTCAGCCAACTGGGGCGCCGGCTGCAACGAGAGATTCAGCGCCAGCCGCACATGCGCCGCGTCCTCCGTGCGGCTCGGCACGCCGAGCGATTCGCTGAACCCCCACACGCGGCCGCGCACATCGCAGAAACCCGCGCCCAGCACCTTGTGCCCCGCCGCCACGTCCCGGTGCAGCAACGCCTCGTTGAACAGGATCGCCGCCGGCAACCCGGCATCATGCGAGATCACGATGTATTTCATAAAAGATTGGGGAATTCCGCAGTGAGGTTGTATTTGGGCATCACCATTGGCGAATCGCCAATGACCGCATCAAAATTTTTGGCGTCCGCCTCGTTCTTAAAATTTAGCGCGGCCTCCTGCTCCACCGGCACCGGTTCCAGACCATTGTGTTCGCGCATCAGATTCAGCGTCGCCTGCATCGTGGCCTTGCTCACGCGCGGCATGGCCTTCCAGCTCTCCGTGTCGCCATTGATCGAATACGTCGGCCGGCCCTTCACCGTGATGATGCGGATCACCCGGCGCGCGTGCAGCGTCTTGAGCACCTTCACCACATCCGGCTCGCCGATCCCGGTGAGGTCCGTGAAAAAGCGCAACTGCGGAAAAACCACCTCGGCGCGCTGCCAGCCATAGGTCTTGTCCAGGATCAGTTCCGCGATCTGCAATTCCCGGAACGTCAGATCATGCCGCCGCATCTCCATCCGCAAAAACGAGCCGCGCACGCGCCACTCATCCAGCCGGCCGGTGCGGCAATGCGCGCAACGCTCTGGATCCGTCGCCGTGTGGGTGTCTGTGCTCATTTAACCAATTCCTCTTTTTTAACTTTATCCTTAAGAGCTTCTCGGATGAATTTCGACCGGTCGCTGTCCTGCTGAGTCACGGCCGCGTCCAAGGCTTCCACCATCGCCGTGGGGAGCCACGCGCCAACGAATATCCGGTCACTATTCCGGCCGGCCCCGCGCTTCATTTGTTTTCGCTCGCTCATTTGTTTAATCCAGTTAAACTCAATTTAACGCCATGTGCAAGAAAAATCTTGGATTATTTTTCACGGGTGTTAAAACAACTTCATGCCGGGCAAACATGACGAAGAGAAATTCAAGTTTATAGGGCTTTGGGTGCACAACGGTTTAGTCGCCAGGATCAATGCTGTGCGTGGGGAAACCGGCGTATCACAATTCTTGCGTGATGCAGTGGCAGATAAATTGAAAGCCAAAACCGGCGAAGTTGTGCCGCGTGAGATTGTGGCCTCGCCGGACCGTGCCGGCAAAGGTGGCCCCAAGCGGCAAGCGCGGTTTGAGACTTCGCCAGGTATGCTGAATGAACCGGCTAGTTCCCCGACCACTTTGCCAAATCAAAAAGCTGTCTCTGCCGCAGGGCACACGAGTTACACGAAGCAAGCTGGCCGCAGTAATCGCCGCCGCAAAGCTGCTTCAAAATCTCCGCCAGCACCAGGCGGCGTTCCTCCAGCGTCAGCCCATTAAAATCCGCCATGTTGATCACGTGCATAATCCCTTTGGTTGGTGTTCGCTCCATCCTCTCTTTTCAGGTAGGACAACGGCTGTCCAATCCGCAAAATTTACCTGTCTAAAACGTCAAAGTAAAATTATGCAAACCGAATGCGTCCAATGCCATGCTCCCATCGAGGTTCCCGATGACCGCGCCGGCGAGAAATTCAAGTGCCCGGCCTGCGCCGCGGCCACACCCATCACCGCCAGTAAATCAGATGAATTGGTGGCCCGTCGTGATCTGCTGGAACGCCGCGAGAAAATCCGGGCCAAAGCTGCAAAATTTGAAGCCGGTGCTGCCGTGTTTTTATTTTTGGCCGTCATCATTTTCGGCACCAGCCTGGCCAGCTCGGTGAACGCTGAGAGCGGGTCACGCTCGTATGGTTTTTCCCTGGCATCCCTCGCCGGTTGTTTTTTGAGCTACCTCATCGCCCAGGCCATCCACATCCGCGCCAACACGGAACACTGAAAGGTTCACCCAGTTGCAGCCCCGCTGCCGGTCGGATGCAGCTTCCAAAAATCGGTCTCCGCCAGCATTTCATTATTTCCTGTCCCCTAGCTGAAATCGTCATTTCGCCGCCTCCGTCCCAAAACCCACTTAAGCGCCTCATTTCCAGTCTCCTTCACCCATCTTCACCGCCTTTCACCGTCATCCGCCTGTGCGCTTAACAAGAACATATCCTGATCGTTTTTCAAAAACTCCATGGTTTTTGCACCATTGCCCGCGTGGTTATTCCACTTGCGCTT